TTTAATCATTTTAAAATTCCTATTTTTAGTGCCACCGCATCAAAGGATCCATTTGATTCATGTCCCATTCTTGATCGGCTTCTCGCTGGAGATAATCACGTACATCTCCTGAATGGCCACTTCCATGACAGACAATGCAGTCTGGTTTTTGCTCTATGATCATTTGAGTTTCAGTGAACTTAAACGTAGTGCAGCTTAAGCAGCGACCATATTTTTCCATCAATGGGTTATAACCTAACCGAATTGGGATTGAAACAAAATTTAAGCTTCTTGTTGCATTAATTCAGCGAGACGGAATTCTAATTCTTCTTTGAGAGAAAGCTCGAAAGGAGAAAGAAGTTGTTGAGCTTCCTTCTCCTTGAGACGTTCGAGCATGCAATAGGCTTCTAACTGCGTAAGATCTTGGATGAGAATCGTGGTGCGGTTGATACGTTGACGACGCATAGTTAAACTATATCTAACAATATCTCGTCATAAAATTGAATTTCTTGTTTTAAAACAACTGGAAGTGGAAACTCAGTATTTCCAAAACCTTTTCGATATTTTGACACTGCTTGTATTGTTAGTTCACTCCCCATAGCTAACAAGTCTTGAGCATACATCTCAATTTGTTTTTCACTCAGAGAAGTAAAATAATATTCGGACAAATCTCTTACAATGTCTTTTAAAATTGGCAATTCAATTTCTGGACTACGTACTACACGCATACAGTGCCCCTTATTTAAGGAGTTTTTAAATTATTTCGATCAAAGAAGTAAACAGTTCGCTTCAGCGTCGCTGGTACTGGGAATTTATTGTTGTAAAAACTTTTACGATACTTTGAAGCAGCTTTTAAAGCTAACTCACTACCCATTGGCAACAAATCTTCAGCATACATTTCTACTTGTTTATCGGTAAGAGGAGTAAAATAATACTCTCCCAAATCTCTTACAAGAGCTCTTAAAATAGGCATTTCTTCTTCAGGGCTTTTTACAATTCTCATGAGAACACAATATGAGCTACCCTGTTTTCAGTAAAGTATTTTCAAAAAAACCTACTTGTTGTTTCAAAATTGCTGGGATTGGAAAATCAATATTTCCAAATCCTTGGCGATATTCTCTTGAAGCTTGCTCAGCTAGTTCACTGCCCATCGGCAGTAAGTCTTCTGCATACATTTCAATTTGGTTTTCAGTGACAGATTTAAAATAATATTCAGCAAGATTACGAATAAGTTTTTTTAATCTTGGCAATTCAACTTCTGCACTACGCACTACACGCACAGATGTCTCCTTCGTTATTCAATCATTTTAATTGAAACGTTATAGTCTTTCAAAGTCATTAAATTGTTTGGTTGGGAAAACTCTTTAACACGATGATTAGTATCTAGCAAGTGTTGAAGACTATTTCTCATTTGAGATTTTAAAATGGGGACTTGATCATTTGTTATGTTTTGACCCCAAAGAGACCAACCACCCAATTTTTGAATATAACTCCAGCCTATTTCTCCAATTTCAATTTTCGCTCGCTCGATATCGAACTTAGAAAATCCATATTTACTCAATGCAGTAAAAATTCGATCTACAATTTCGGAAGCTTCGTTTTTTGAATCAAATTTCGGTTTTACAAGTTGAAGAATTTCTCCTGGTTGAGGAAAAAATTTATTTGATCCTTTTAAGTAAAGTTTTACACCCTGCAAAAACTCTTCATCAGTCAACTCTTCAAGGACAAGTTCCCAAAGACACAAAACGTCTTGCTCAATTCTGACGTTGTACATTTTGCCAATTGCGTACAAGGTGCGACTCAAAGTTGATTTGTTCATAATAGTGTACCATTTTTGTTTATTTTATCTGCAGTAACCAGGCATTCGCTTCAGCAATTTCTTGGCTTTTCGATTTGGGAACAATCTGCACAACTGGTGCTTCAGCCGTTTCCATCCAGTCTGTTTTTAAAAAGCGTTCGAAGTGCTTTCGATATTTCCACTCAGGAGTACTCCTGACGTAGTTTCTAATCCCTGTTTTAAGAGCCGATAAGGCATCGCCATTCAATTTTAATTGCTTGTATACCCCAAAGGCCGCCTTCTTATCTCCACGACGCTCATAAAGGAGCCAGAGGTCTTCAAACTCTTGGGGGTATTTGGGACGAATTCCCACAATATTGTTTTCCCCTTCTTTCCTTCTTTCTTTCTTCTCTTCTTTATTTCTTTCTTTCTTACTTTCTTTACTAAGGTTTACTTCGCGTTTACTTCGCGTTTCCTCCACGTTTACTTCGCGTTTACTTTGCGTTTCCTCTGCGTTTACTTCATGTTTACTTTGTGTGAACGACTCATCTTCAGAAATCTGATAAACGTCCCAATTACAAATAGTTACGATGGTTCCCCGTGTGCACGACTCCTTCACAATTCTTCCTGTTTTTTCTAAATAGTCTAACCATTTGTGAACAGTTCGAGACGAGATATCCCACCGTTGTGCGAGCTCTCGAATTCCAATCACAGCTTGTCCTGGCTGAAGTTTTTTTTGCTTTCCATTCCATAGTAGTTGAGTTTCTTTGTATACTGCTGCCAACAATAAAAAATGCCAAATAGCAAAAAGGATTACATTTTGACTGATATCTTTTTCTAAAAGCTCTCGGTGTAGCTTTACCCATCCACTGTTGAAACGAGCCATGTTGAGGTCCTTAAATAAAAATGCCCCAGCATGTTAGCGCATGCTGAGGCTGAAGCTCAAAAACCAAAAAGAACAGACTTTGCGTCTAGGATATATTTTTGAGCTCCAAAACTTTTATTTTCATTGTTCATCAGTTCTTTCTGCAATCCGCTAAAATTGTGAAACTGTTATACTCTATACCTAAACAGTTTGAAACAAAAAAAGTTTGAGGTATAAAAGAGCAGCTTACTCATAACGAGTGAGTGATTTTTCATATCTAAAAATCCAGGGCCTCAACTTTAACAATACTAGTTGGGGCCTAACTTTTTAAAATCATTAAAGTTTTGTAATTGACTAAAAAGCTTAGGTAGTGTTCAATTGTTTTAAGCGACACGAAAGGAGCTAGAACGTGAAACGCGCACCTGATGACTTATCTTCTGAAGTATCTTTCCTAAAAAAACACCTCAAAACAACATTTGATAGAGACCTGACACTGGATCAACTCAATGAGCATTTGAACAAGATTGTGAGTGAAAAAGTGAATGACTATATCTATCAGAGATACAGAGACTGGGATGCGTTCGAGCTTTTAAAGCTTCTCATTGAGTTTAAGACTGAGGTTGAAAAGCCGGTTGAGAAGAAAATGGAAAAGCCGGTTGAAAAAGCTCCTGAAAAATTAATAACTTCTCTCAAGTCAGATTCTTTAGAGAATAAACCTGACGATAAAAGTAGAAAAAAACTAAAGTAGTCAATTATAACAGGAGAGAGAGATGAGATACGGCGGACGAACCAAAGGCACAGCGAATAAACCTACATTGCAACTAGCTGAGAAAGCTAAAGAACTAGGATGTGATCCTTTTGAAATTCTTTGCTTGTTTGCTTTGGGTGACTGGAAACGTTTAGGTTACAAGGATGAATATACTTTTGCTCCAACTCAAAAAGGTGAGGTAGTTGAAAAGCTAGTCATCTCTCCTGATATTCGGCAAAAAGCAGCATCTGACGCTTGTGGTTACTTATATCCTAAACGAAAAGCGATTGAGCACACTGGCGAAGTGACTCAAGTTCATGAGGAAAAGCTCAGTCACTCTGAGATTCAGGAAATCTTGGTTCAAGATCCGTTTCTCAAGAAAAAGAAAAATGGAAAATCTAGTTAAAGAAATTGAGCTTTTAAAACTGGAGATTCAAAATCTTCAAATGACGTGTCTAAAACTTGAAGCTGAGAGAGACGCGCATATGGAAGTGATTCGTCAAATATTCGAGATCAAGAGTGCACAACATTAACTTATATCTAAACGATTGTTCTAAAGTGTTAAAAACTTTAGAAAGTAACTCAATAGATTCATTAATTACCGACCCTCCAGCTGGAATTGGTTTTATGGGAAAAGAATGGGACTCTAACAAGGGCGGAAGAGACCAATGGATTGCTTGGATGACTGGGGTTATGAAAGAGTGCCATAGAGTTTTAAAACCAGGCGCTCATGGTTTAGTGTGGGCACTTCCACGAACAGCACACTGGACAGCAACGGCTTTAGAGGATGCTGGGTTTGAGGTACGTGACGTTATCCATCACATTTTTGGTCAGGGATTTCCGAAGTCATTGAATATTGAAAAAGCCGGTGGAGGTGCAAAATGGAAAGGATGGGGCACTGCTCTAAAGCCAGCGGTAGAGAATTGGATTTTGATCAGAAAACCAATTGAAGAAAAAACCGTGACGCAAAACGTGTTAACTCACGGATGCGGTGGAATCAATATTGATGGGGGAAGGATTGATTCTATACCTAGAACTCCGGGGTATAAAAATCCGGGAACGAAGTACGAAAAAAAAAGCGAGTGGAATAAAAGGTATTCCGGTGTTAGGCGTGAGGTCGATCAGTATACAGGACGCTTTCCAGCTAATCTAGTATTTTCTCATGAACCTGAATGTCAGGACAACCAATGCTCACCTGAATGCGCTGTAAAAACATTGAATGATCAGAGTCCAAATGCCTCCCGTTTCTTTTACTGCGCTAAGATTAGTCCAAGCGAACGAGGAAAGGATAATAATCATCCAACCGTAAAACCTTTAAAGCTTATGCGTTATTTCTGTAAATTAATTACTCCTCCAAAAGGAACAGTTTTAGATCCATTTATGGGTAGCGGATCTACAGGAGTAGCTGCTTTGTCTGAAGGTTTTAGATTTACCGGGATTGAATCAGAAGCTGAATATTTTGAAATAGCAGAAAAAAGGATCAAGAGTGATTCATCCAGAAATTCAACGCATAGCCTTGGGGATTAAGGAACTTCACGATCGATGGATTCCTCATTCTGCTCAAATTGAGATTGGAAGACCTCTTATCTCAGGTGAGGTCAAGGAACTCTTTGCACAATGCGGAAGAAACTTCGGAAAGTCAGAGTTAGTCTCTTATCTGCTTTGGCGCTATGCTTTTACATTCCCCAACTCTGAGAATTACTACTTTGCTCCTTACATGAAACAAGCAAGAGAAATTCTGTGGTCCTCTCGCCGTATTCAGGACTTTGGACCAAGCGAATGGATTGAAGATATTAACAACACTGAGATGCGAATCACATTTAAGAATCAGAGTTTTATTAAACTTGATGGTTCTGACAATGTGGAAGCTTACCGAGGAGTGAAACCTAGAGGGTTATCTGTATTTGACGAGTTCAAAGACTTCAGACCTGAGTTTTATGAAGCCTACGATCCTAACCGAGCTGCTTTTGACTCTCCTCTCATGATTATTGGAACCCCCCCTGAGTTTGAGTGTCAATTCACTAAGCTCTCAGATGCTTTTAAAAAAGATCCTCAGAAAAGATACTTTGAATTTCCAACTTCTGCTAACCCTCACATTTCACTTGAGTGGCTTGAGAAAAAGAAAGCTGAGTTATATGCTTTAGGAGAAGGGGATAAGTGGGAAAGAGAGTATGAAGCTAAGTTCGTCCGTGGGGGGGCTTCTGCAATCTTCCCGATGCTCAAAGAAAGTTTCATCCAAAGCCATAACACGCTCTTGGGTGAACTCTGGCGGGATCGTAAGAAACTGCGATGGGTGTTTTGGTGCGATCCTGCCGGGGCTTCATGTTTTGCCGTTCTATTCTGTGCGATCAATCCATATTCTAAAGTCGTCTATTGCCTAGATGAGATCTATGAGCTGGAACAAGCTGAAATGACTGTGGGTAAGATTTGGCCTAAGATTCGAGAAAAAAGAGATGAGCTTTGGGATGAGGAATGGCAACAAGGCTACGATGAAGCCTCTACCTGGTTTGCTAATGAAGTTTTAGACGTTTTCAATGAGCATCTTGAACCGACTCAAAAAATGAAGTCCGACAAGCTTACAGGCTTATCTTTAATTAAAGATGTCATGCTCCATGGCAAACTCAAGATTAGTGACAGATGCAAGAAGCTGTTTTGGGAGTTAGAGAATTATAGAAAAGACTCATCAGGTAGAATCCCTAAAAAGGATGATCACCTGATTGACTGCTTAAGATATATTTTTGATTCGAACTATTATTCCATTTTGACAACTAAAGAGCCTAAGTTAGATGTAGTAGAAATGAAGCGGGGATATACCCCGGCTCAGGATTTTCCTGAGCTTTCACAAAACGAGTTTGAGGATTTTTAATGGAAGCATTTTTTGGTGCAATTTTGCTTTTTTCTATCTTAATTTCTACGTTTTCTATCATGATGAGTTTGTGGTGCCTGACAGAAGTCAAAGCAATGCAAAAAAGCACACATTCGATTCAGTACGTACCAGCCAACCCAGAATTTGAAAAAGTGACAAAAGACTTGGAAGAAAAAATGAATAAAGATATCTTCGAGGCAGTATGAGTTACTTCTTTGACGGCGCACTAGATACTTTGGACAAATCGTTCTCTCAACCCAAATACCCACTCTATTCTTTAGACCTAGATGATTCTAGGAATGAACAAGATATTTTGAGGTGGCTATCCTCGGAACTTGGATTCTTAGAGCAAGAGAACGAGCCCAGAATTAGAGTCATGAGAAGAAATCTCGCGCTGTATAAGGGCATTCAATACCAAGAGTTAGAGACAAGGTTAGATGCCAGAGATCGAGGAACAGATAGGGCTCAAGTCGTCAGAAAGATCGTCAGTAATCAACTGTATGATCTAACGAAAAATCGCGCCTCACGCCTAATCAAGTTTAAGCCAGCCGTTGCCATCCTTCCCACTAACGATGAGTTAGGAGATAAGGTCGCAGCGAAAGTGACTAAGCAGCTTTTAGACCATATTTGGTACGAGTCAGATTTTGAGGGAAAGATTCAGATTCAACTCGTCACCAATGCTTTAGTCATGGGTGAAAGTTACCTCTTCGTCCTTTGGGATGAAAACAAAGGTGATCTCAACCCCGCGTGGGTGAAGGCGTCTAAAGAACATGGCGGAAAAGTCCCAGTCTTGAATGAAGATGGACAACCAACTAAAGACCCTCAAGGGAATACCGTTTATATTGATCGTCCTGTAAGAACTGGTGACGTTAAGTATCAAGTTTGGCTTGCTTCTGAGATTCTACTCCAGAAAAAGCGTCAGTTCGTAGACGTAGATTACTGTTTCACTCGCGAGCTGATCAATACTCAAGAATTAAGGCAGAGATATCCAGAGAAAGCATCTAAGATTAAGGATCTTGATGACGCTCAGGTCTATGATTACGAGAAAATGGAACTCAGGCCAGCGCGTGGAGAAGTTGTTGTTTACACCTTCTGGCATCGTCGAAGCCCAATGATGGACAAGGGCCGCAAGATCGTATTTTTGAAAGATGTGATCTTGGAAAATGAACAAAGCCCATTCTCACATGATCAACTCCCATTCATCAGGTTTACAGATATTGAGTACCCAGGTGAATTGTATGGAGTGTCCTTCTTTGAAAACATCAAACAACTAACTGGGACTTATAACAACATCACGAATATGCTCTTGCGCAATATCGTGCTCGCTTCCCACCCAAAATGGATGGTACCTTCTGGAAGTATATCCCTAGATCGACTGGCTAACGATATCACTATAGTTCAATATAAGGGGCCTCAACCACCAGTACTTGCGACTGCCACAACAGTTCCAAGCGACGTCTTTGCATTCCGAGAGAAGATTAAGGAAGAGTTTCAACAGATCTCAGGTGTCTTTGGAGTAAGTCGGGGTGAGCCACCTCCTGGAATTAAAGCTGGGGTTGCCCTTCAGTTCCTCTCTGAACAAGAGAGCGAAAGATATAATGAGCTAGTGCTCAAGTACAATGACATGATCTTAAATATCGCTAAACTAACTCTGGCAGTCTGTGGCGATTATTATGATGAGTCAGATGAAAGAATGATTCGAGTCATTGGAAAAGATAACTCCTGGATGACTAAGTTTTTCAATGTTGCATTCCTTGAAAAGGATTATGACATTAGAATCCAAAACACTTCAGCTCTACCAAGATCGATTGCAGCTAGAACTCAGACTCTTTTAGATTTAAATGAAAGGTTTCCTGATCAATTTACTTCTGAACAAGTCATTGATCTTTTAGACTTGGGCCAGTCCGAGAAGTTTATTGATGCGGCTACAGTTGCAGTCAGAACAGCTCAAGCAGAGAATGAAGAGTTGTCACGTGATACTAAAGATGCATTGAGTGAAGAACAGTTATCTCCGAAAGAGTTTGAAAATCATATCATTCATTGGAGAGAGCATACTCGATTAGTTCAAGAGTACTCCTTTAAGTATCAGACTCCTGAGCCGGTTCAGAAACGAGTGATCAATCACATCATGGCTCATGAGATGCTCATGATGGAAGTCGCTCAGAAAAATCCAATGTTCGCTCAAGAACTTTCAAAGCTTGCATTGTTTCCCATGTTCTACATGCCTATGCCGTTGAGCCCCCCCATGCCTGAGCAGCCACAGATGGCGGGACAAGATGCAACAGGAGCACCTATTCAGTCCTTACCTGGTATGCCAGTCAATCCTCAAGTGGGTCAGCAACCAGTCAATATGCCAGAACCAACTATCGAACAACAACTGGGGCTAAGTGGTCCCGTTCAACCGACAAGCGGAGTATAGAGAATGAGTGAAAGCGCAGCGCAGACTACAAGTGTTAACGTAGAAACTGCAAACGTTCAGGAACCAATCGAAGTCGTAGGCGGATCAAGTCCGGTGAGCTGGGATGAATTATCCGCTGTAAATAACTGGCGAGATAATTTTAAAAAAGATCCAGAAGTAAAGACTGCCCAACGCCGAAAGGATGAGGGCGATGATTTAGATGAAGTAATAAATAAGAAAGGAGAAAACCATGGCGAAGAAAAAAGCAGTGAAGAAAAAAACAAAGAAGAAGTAACTTCAGATCAAACTAAAACGAGTCATACAAAAACTAAGGCGAAAGACGAAAATCTAAGCAAAAACATCGTAAAGCCGTTAAAATTTAAAAACAATGGCCAAGATGTTGAAATTCAGTCGGACGCCTTAGTTTCTGTTAAAGTTGACGGAAAAAGTATAGAAGTACCGGTACAAGAAATAATTAACCGTTACAGTCAACAAAGACATTTAGACGATTTATTTAAAAAGCATAAAGTAGAGCGGGAAGAGTTTAATAGTCAGCGTCAGAAAATAAATGATGTTCTGACCAAGTCACATGAGCTGCTCGCTCAGAAAAAAGATTTAAAAGGTTTTATAGAGCTCTTAGGAGAGAACCTCGGAACGGATGGTCAAAAACTTTACAATGACGCAGTCGAAAAAATTCGACAAGTCATGGAAGAAGAGTCTACACTATCCCCAGAGGAATTAAGACTGAAGCGTCTTGAGGAAGAGAATACGTATTTTAAGCAACGTGAGGAAGCTGCCAAAACCCAACAAGCGGAAGCAGCCAAGGTGAAAGCCCTTGAAACTCAAGTCTTAGATATTCTCACTTCAAAGCAGATGTCTAAACAAGATTTCGTGGAAGCTTACGATACTCTTGTCAAAAATGGTGTACCGGCAGATCAAATTACTCCCGAACAAGTCGGAGAGTATTTCGGAAACCTCAAACTAGTTGAAACGATTGAATCGAAACTAGTTGCGGTAAATCCAGAGCTTGCAGGGAACTATCAAGAGGTCGAAAAGCTCGCACAACTCGCAATCCAAACCCAGGCTACGCCTGAGGAGATTGATGAGGTCATACAGTCGCTACATGGGAACTTAGCGGCTAAGAAGTTAAGTAAAAAAATAACTAAAATTCAAAAACGGTCTCAAGCTGAGGCTGGGGTAAAGAGATCAGGAAGTGATCCCCTCTTTTTTGAAGACATCTAAGGAGAAACTAAAGTGGCACAATTTAGTCTAAGTACAGCCTCAAATTTATTCAAAATCAAGTACGGTAGTTGAGTTTGCCGCTCTATCTAGTAATAGATAGATGAAAAGGGGCGTGTTTCGGTGAACCCTGAGATGGAAATACCGAGGGCTAACTAAATGGATTTAGTAGTTCGTAACGCATAGAGGACAAGATTAAAATTCCTCCAAGAGCCGCCTCCACCTGCCTGAACAGGTGAAAATGTATGCTGACCTCACCAGAATTTAATGGTGAGAAGTTAGGGATAAAAAGCCTTAACGGTAACAAAAGTGAAGCTCGCAGATAATACCTACAATTCTGCTAACGTCCTTTTAGGACGTTGTAAGAAGGAATATAACTTCGTCGGTAAGAGAATGGACATTGCAGTTCCAACCTCTTTCGCTGGCGGCGTCGGCTCTGGCTCTCTTCCTATCGCTAACTATGCATCTGTTCAGGATGCAGTGATTGAAGCTAAAAAAATGTATGCTGTAGGACAGATTGACCGTGAGGCCATCAAAGCAGCTAGCGTGGATAGCGGGTCATTCGTGGAATTGACCAAATATTCAACCCAAAAAGCGGTTGAGTCTTGGATGAGAAATATGAGCCGTACATTGTTCAATGACGGCACAGGGTCTCTCGGTGTGACCACTGCAGCCGCAGCAGGCGGTACTGCAGCAGCTCCAACCGTGGTGATTTCTTCCGCTACTTGGAAGGAAGCAAACTTCGAAGAGCGCGATTATATTATGTTGGACAGCGTGACTAATCCTTATAGCACGAGTGCTATTTGGGAAATCACCGCTGTTGCTCCATCTACCCGCACGTTAACACTTTCCAGAATCTCTGGAACTGTGGACTTGACTGCGGATACTGGTGCAAAGACATTATACATGCAGTATTCTAAAGACAACGATCCTGCAGGCTTGAAAGGTGTGTTGGATGCTACTTCCGGAACTCAGTACAGCATCACTGTAGGTCGTCGCTGGCAGGCTTCTGCTCAGATTGCGGCTTCTTCAGCTGGTATTACCGCTGACATTCTGAATCAGGGTATGATGGAAATTCAACGCAAGTCTGGAAAGGTTCCTAACCTGATTATCACTTCTTTCACTCAGTATCGTAAGCTCTTAAACATTCTTGAAGATCAAAAACAATATCTTCTGGATCCAAGAGCTCAAGACCTCGTTGGAAAAATTTCTTTCCGCGGTCTTGAATTCATGTCTGCAGCTGGCCCAGTCGGTATCTTCCCAGAGCGTTTCTGTGAAGATGACAGAGTGTACTTGCTCAATGACAACTACCTCACCATTCACCATCGGCCAGACTTCGGTTTTTTTGATGACGACGGCACGGTTTTGTTAAGAGATGCGTCTTCTGACAGCTACTCTTTTAGGTTCGGAGGCTATTGCCAATTTTATGTGACGCCAAATTTTCATGGAGTGATCACTGGTTTAGCGACCTAAATAACTGATTAGTCATAGTGATTAAGGAGGGGGAATAGTCTCTCTCCTTAATCTAAACATCCACGGAGATAACTATGTTACGTGAAATTAAATCGACTCAAAGACTTCCAAGACAATTAGCATTCAAAGTGACTGGAACGGGTACAGCTGCGATCAATATTGGATCGTTTGATGGTACCTTAGCTGATAATGGAACAGGTGATTATACCATCACTTTTTCAAAGGCGTTTGCAAGAACTCCCATTGCGGTAGCAAGTTGTATGACTGCTACTTGTTATGCTGAAATCGCTGCTTGTTCTGCAACCTCAGTTCAAATCTTGACTAAATCAAATGCAAATGCTGCAACTGATGCAGTGTTCAATTTGATCGTTCAAGGTTACGACGCTGCGGACGAAACTTAATTTATCAAGTTGGCCATAAGATCGCTATAACGTCCCTGTTTGCGGTCTTATGGTCTTTTTTTTGGAGTCATCATGGCAAGTGTTAATAAATTACAATTAAGCTCAGGTGCTATCTCTGGTGATACCTACGGAACAGCATATTCACTCGAAGGCCTTCAAGTTGACTTTGTTGGTCTTTTAAAAATCACAGCTTTAGGTGCTGGAACAAGTTTAGTAGTCAAGATTCAAGTCAGTCCTGATAATGCAACTTGGATTGATTGGATTAGCTTCACCGCAGCTACAGCAACAGGAAGTGAAGTCATTCGAGCTACTACTTTCGGAATGACTTATGCTCGTGCATTTTTTGATTTTACAGGTGGAACTACAACTTGCACGGCTACTGTGGACTTGTATTATGACAAGCGCAGATAATTAGTTTTTGATTTTTTTAAGAAACTAATACAAAACAAATGAAACCTTTTTACCGAGATCCGGTACTAACACGGGGAGAAAAAGAAGATGAGCATCAAGGGCTGGCCGACACAGGAAAAAGATGACAGGTTAACACCACAGTATGCCACGGTAGAGCCTGTTAGAGTCCTTCAAAATGGTTTGTCCGTGTTAGCTCATCAATTCGTCCGTGAAGTAGGGACTGACACGGCTGAGGCATCATCCACAACAACACTCATCAATGCAACTGGCCACGCTGCGCAAGTAGGCGATATCATCCGTTTCACATCAGGGACCTTGAATGGTCAAGAAGTGAAAGTGTACTCCGTTGCTTCCAATACAATTACACTTGCTGAAGAACTCCCTTCAGCACCAGCCTTGGGTGTCAGTTTCCAAATTTTAAGACACAAGTATCCAGTAGTAAACGCTTCAGGTGAGCTTCTTACCGTATCTTCATTTAGTGAAGCTGCAACTGCCGCAGATGGTGGTGCATTACCTGCGTTGACTAAAGTTGTGAGTGGATACGATGGAAGCGCTGTCCAAGTATTAAAAACAGACAGTGATGGTGAATTACAAGTTGATGTTTTATCTAGTGCATTGCCAACTGGAGCTGCTACAAGTTCTAATCAAACTTCCGGCTCTCAAAAAACTCAAATTGTAGATGCATCAGGTGGAGTAATTACTTCTACTTCGATTGGACCGATCAAAGGTTTAGACGTAAACGTCATAAAAGCTGCAATAGATCCAGGCAATGATGTTTTTGCCACTACTATTTCAGGAACGCGCTACAATCAAATTGAAGTTAATTTTGAAACTGCTCCTGGCTCTACTTACATCACTCAAACCTTATCAGGTGGGGGAGCTGTAAGTCATACTAATGGTCATGCTCTTTACTCAACAAGTACTGCAACTACTGCACAGGCAAAAGCCGTTTCAGTAAACAGTGTAATTTATAGACCAGCTTCTGAAAGTTATGCTTACTTTACCGCAGCATTCACTGCTCCAACCAGCGTAAACTCTTATCAAAGAATTGGGATCTACGATTCTAATAATGGATTTTTTCTTGGATATGAGGGAACAAGCTTTGGAGTCACGGTTAGAACTGGGGCAAGTGATACAAGTACAGCGCGAGCAAGTTTTAATGGTGATTTATTAACTGGAGCATCGGGATCAAAGTTTACTAGAAATGGATCTCCGGAAGCCATTAATTTGGCCTATTCCAATTTATTTAGAATTCGTTTTGGTTGGTTAGGATCTGCGTCTATTTTATTTGACGTATTTTCTCCTGATGGTGTTTGGGTAAACTTTCACACCATCAAACAGCCTAACTCTTCTTTAAATCCAAGCATTGCTGACCCGAACCTACCCATCACATTAGACGTCAAAAAAACAAGTGCTGATGCTACTAATTTAATTATGGCCACGGCGTGTTGGGCAGGAGGTACGACTAGTTCGTATACGAAAATTACGGATACTTTAACAGACAATAGCTTAGCTTCCTTAAATAGATCTGTGATCACAGGAGTCACGACTGGAGGAGGCGGTGGTTATGTCAATTGTAAGGTTAATCCAAGCGGCGCGCTTGTTGTAGCAGCGACTCTTTCAGATATTGATACAGCTTTAGATGGCCAAAGACCTATGGCAACTTCACTTCCAGTTGTCATTGCAAGCGATCAAAGTGCAGTACCAGCAAGTCAGAGTGGTGTTTGGAATATTACGAACGTTTCAGGGGTAGTGTCTCTCCCCACAGGGGCCGCTTCTGAAACTACTTTATCAGGACTTAATGGAAAGTTTGGATCTTTAGGTCAAAAAGCAATGACTGGAAGTGCTCCAGTCGTCATTGCTAGTGATCAAAGTAATTTAAACACTTCACAAGTTGGCCGTTCAGTCAGAAATAGAGCAAGAATTGATTATACATCCACCTCAGTCACGACTGGGGCTTATGTACAGCTTCTTGCTTCCACTTCTGGTGCTGTGAATGAAGTTGAGATTTTTGACTCTTCAGGTCAAACCCTGGTCCTTGCAACCGGGGGGGCTGGGTCTGAATCAGATCAAATTTATATTTTTCCAGGCGGTAATGGGCGCATCTCTCTTGCGATAGCGACATCTACTCGTGTTGCAATTAAGGCAGTGAGTGCGACGGCAAGCGTGGGTGAAATTTCTGTTAACTTCTACGCATAGTAGAACTCGAAAGGACTTAACAACATGGGTAGTGCAGTTATATTTTCAGGAACTAAAGTAAAGACTTTAAAGTCTACAATTGACTTGGGTGGTGGGAATGACATCATCTCATCTACAGTTGATCCAACAAGTTCTGCAACTTCTGCCAATCCTGGCTCGCTTCTTTTAAATTCTAGTACCGGAAAGCTCTATAGAAAGAACGACTCCGGTTCTTCTACTAACTGGACCGAAGTTGGAGCAAGCGGACAAGCTGGAATTAATTACATTTTAAATCCTGATGCCGCAAACGGAACGACTGGTTGGAGTACTTATAAAGAAACAGACTCTGTCACGTTTCAAGATGCAGGGGACACAGTTACTCTAAATAATCATGGAATTGCGGCAGGAACTGCAATCTCATTCACCTCCATCACTTCTACAACTGGGATCTCAACAAATACTCTCTATTACGTTGTAAACCCTACAACTAACACCTTTCAAGTTGCTACTTCTGTTGGAGGTTCTGCTCTTGCTCTAACTACGAATGGGTCTGGCACAATGGTCAGATCTATTCCAAAAACTGGCTCAGGTGGATCACCTAACGTTACTTGGACAAGAGATACAACTACACCTCTTCGTGGTTCAGCTGATTTTAATTTTACCAAGGGTGCTGCAAACTACATGGGTGAAGGGGTTGCATACTCTTTCACAATTGATAATGCAGATATAGCAAAACCTCTTTCAGTTACATTTGATTACGAATTACTCTCAGGGACTTATACGACGGGAGACCTTACAGTTTATTTGATCGCAGATCCTTCTGGAACTCCTGTCATCATTCAACCAGCGGGCTACCAAATTCAAAGTGCAACAGCTTCAACTAAAATGAGGCATATTGCTACATTTCAGACACAAGCGTCTGGGACTTCCTACAGACTTGTGGTGCAAGTCGCAACAGTGAGTGCTTCTGCGTATACGTTTGCATTAGATACAATTGCAGTTGGTCCTGAATACGCTAGTTATGGATGTCCAGTTACAGATTGGCAGAGTTATACTCCAACTGTTACAGGATCAACTTCTAATCCTACCGTAACCGCTTCTGGTAAATGGCGCAGAGTCGGCGACAGTGCCGAGATTTTAATGAAAGTTTCTGGAACTGCAAACGGCTCCGGGTATTATACTTTTAGTTTGCCCTCCGGAATGTCGATTGACACTACTAAAGTAGATTTAACGACTACTATTACCGATAGTGCAGGCGGAACAAATAATTTTGGTACTCTTCTTGGTTCGTATTCTGGTTACGTTAGAGGCGGTGTTTTTTACACTTTAGGAGGCGTTTTTTCTTCATTACTAAGTACATCAATTATTTTAGTACGACCTCAACATAACGTAAATACTGACTTATCTTTTGAACGTGCTAACGTTGAAGGAAGTGCGGATAGTCCTTTTACGGGTGGATTTACGTACGATGCTCAATTAAAAGTTCCAATCACAGGTTGGTCATCTAACGTAGTAATGAGTTCAGATGCTGCGACTAATGTGGTTGCGCTTTATGCTTCTGGAGCAACTAACAATATCTCTGCAAGTAGTGTTGTTACAGTGTTACAAATTGGATCCGCTGCTATTGATACTAATGGAGGCTGGACATCCGGTTCTTCAGCAAATTACACAATAACAGTACCAGGTACTTATTCTATAACAATTGCATGTTCTTTAGTTTCTACCATTACTGGTCTTTTCAGAGTTGGATATGGATTAAATAGCAGTTCAGTAATGACAGAAATTTCAGCAACAACAAACCCAACACAATATAGTTACAGTCTTGGAACAATTTTACTTAAATTAAACGCTGGAGATAAAATTTATCCTTTAGCTACTCAAAATACAGCTGGCGCTGTTGGAATTTCATCAGCTTATATAAAAATTGAACGTCTTTCCGGACCAGCTCAGATCGCTGCTACGGACACGGTGGCTGCAGCTTATACAAATAGTACAAGCACTACAGGAACCAATAATGCATTTAATGTTGTTAAATATTCGACCAAAGTATACGACACGACAAATGGTTATGATACAAGTACTGGCAGTTATACCGTACCAGTCAGCGGAAAATATCGCATAACTGGATCTATTAATGCTCAAATAACACCTCTTACTGTAGGGAATACATTATATTGTGTTGTTATGAAAAATAGCACAAGTACTGCCCTAAATGGATCCGGGACTTCAGCTGTTAGTACTTCTGCAGTTTATTATACAACTCAATTTACAGCTACTGTTTCGTGTGTTGCCGGAGATATTCTGTATATTGGTGTAAATAATGCTATGAACACAACTAATTCGATCAGCTTGAACAACGATGCTCGTTATGTTTATTTTTCTGTTGAACGTGTAGGTAATTAATATGATTCAATATTATATTCGAAATAATAAAACTGGCCAAATTACAAATGGGTGGAATTCCGATTTTGCTGATCATACTTATTATGAATCAAGCTTTGGAAAACCTGAACGGTGGATTATTGAAGCTTCAGAAGCCTACGATCCATCTGATGTATTAGAAACTGAAACACGTGAAGATATTTCAGGTTTAAAAACTTGGGTGAAGTTAAAAGCAGAATATACAATTGAGATTACGGATGTTACGTTTGATCACGCTCTTCAGGAGTGCATACAAAATAGAATTCGAGCGTATCCGTCTCCTGAAGAGTTTCTAAACGCATTTTTTGACGGTCCTGAAATTGCGCTAGATCTATTGCGTCAACGTCGTTATGAAGTTAAAGCAAAATATCCTAAACCAACTCAAGGGTGATTCATGGCGTACACTACACTGAGCTTAGGGCTCACTCTCACAATTCCAACTTCTGGCACCCGAAACTGGGCCTCGACTCTGTATAGTACGACTTGGACAAAAATTTCTCAGCATACGCACACTGGCGGTGGTGACGGCAATAAGATGGTCACGGCTTCATTAACCGACTTATGTGTCACCACTGCTAAGCTCGATAACAATTCAGTGACTCAAGGAAAGTTAAGCAAAAACTTAGCTTTTAACGTAGCAAGCACCCTTACCCCATCCGGGACTACGCAAACAGTAGACTGGAATAATGGGAATATGCAGAAGCTAGACCTTACCTCAGCTTCTGGGAATGTAACTTTGACTTTGAGTAATCCAATAGCGGGTGCAGTTTATAGGTTATTAGTGGTCCAAGGTGCAGCACCTTTGGATTTAGTCTTTCCAGCGACTGTGAAGTTTCCACAAGGGCAAACACCGATTTTGAGTACATCGGCTAGTGCTGTGGATATAGTAACATTTTATTACGATGGAACCAGTTACTTTGCTGACTGGGAACTTGATTATAAGTGAGGTGACGAATGGATCCATTAATTGGAGCAACACTAATTGGAACAGCAACAAGTTTACTCGGTGGACTTTTAGGTCAAAAAGCTGCACGAGAACAAGCTAAGCAACAGATGCTTTCTAATATAGCTTCTCAATCTGCTCAAATTGAACAAGCAGGGATTCAACAACAGACTCAAGGGTCCCAAGCTGCTTTGAGTAATTTAGTAGAGGCTTATCGAACAGCTTTGTTAGGAAAATAATATGAACGATAGATACAATGCTCTTTTAAGTTCATTTTTAAAGCAACAACAAGAAGATAAGCTTGCTGCCCAAAAAGCCGCAGAATCTGCAGCGGGCAAGCAATTAGGCGCAGCTGGTATCCAAGCAGGAACTCAACTCTTAACTGGATTGTTAGCTCAAAAAGCTCAACAAGATATTATGAGTACTCAAGCTCAACAACAAGCTCAGCAACAATTAACTGAAAGTCAAATTAAAGGAATTCAAGCAAGTCAACAAGGACAACAAGATTCTTTAGCACGTTTAATTGCAAATTTAAGAACGGTAATGTGAGGAACTATGTATAAAAATAGAGAACGTTTTATGGGTGGTATGGAAGATAAGTCTGAAGAGAAGTCTATGGAGATTTCTCCAAAGGATATGAAGAAAGTTCAATCTCTTCATGATGAATTAATGGGGCTTGCTGATAAGTATGATATGAGCATGGAGGATTTGATTGGAAAATGCTGTGGTGAGCATGAAGCAGAAGAATCCGATGAGATGGAAAGTGAAGCAGCTCAACCAGTAGATAAGACCAAAATTGCTTTCATCATTGGAAAAATGAGACCTAAGTCTGAGGAGTAAGTCAAATGCGTATTCTTGAGCAGCTCATTACAACAAGCAGAAGAGCAACAGGTAATCAGGATTATTCAGATACTGCGGGTGTTGCTGATTCTGAATTCATTCAAGCTTTTAATGATGCTCAAGAAGAAATTCACGCAATTCTCAATTCAATGTTCCCTACCATTTTAATGGCGGAGAAATATCAAGATGTATCAATCGGAGTGGAAACCTATTCTATTCCTACTGATTGCTATATGGGCACTCGAATTGATAATATATCTTATTCTCCTTCTGGGTTAGATCAAGATTATTATCCAATCAGAAAAGGAAGTTTAAAAGAGAGGATTGACGGCATTAACGGCAATCCTTCTTTTTATCTGAGGCAAGGGTCTAATTTAATTATTCAGCCTCCCCCACAACAAGGTGGGAAGCTTAGAATTATCTATCAGAAATCTATTCCTTATTTGGATATTGTGCGAGGTACAGTCTCATCTGTAACGCTTGGAACAAATACAATTACAAGTTTAATTTTAGATACAACAACCAATCTTGATACTGACGCTTTGAATGAGCAACCGTACATGACAATTTGTGACAAGTACGGAAACATTAAAATGAAGAACATCAAGATTGATTCAGTCAATTCTTCAACAGGTGTAGTCAATATCACTTCAGGATTTACCTTTGAAAGTGGTGAAACCATTGCAGTGGGTGATTATGCTTTTAGAGGAAAGTATTCAAGTAATGTCAGTGAATTGCCTGATATTTGTGAGAAATACTTACTCGAATATTGTAATATGAGAGTATTTGTTAGAGATTCAAGCACAGATCAAGCAGAGCTAGCAGCGTTACTTCAAAAAATTGAAGGGACTCTCAGATCTGCGTTTGCTGAGCCTGATAACGATCCAGACAGAATTCCAATCATCGATCCATTTTATTTGGGATATGAACTTTGAGGTGACTTGTGGCATCTAACTACACTTTCGTCAAACGATATGAAAATCTTGCAGGTGTAGATTACAAGTCATCTGATTTGAAGTTTCCAGAAGCCTACGCCACAGCGTTACGAAATATTCAGTTTACCAACACTGGGTCAGTAGAAAAACGTAAAGGCTACCAGGGAAGTGCAGAGTCAAAGGGTGGGCAAGGGTTATTCACTTATAAGACTTATAACTCCACTACGGGTGCGGAAAGTGTGGAGCTCTTAGCTGTAGATAACAACCTTTGGAAGTTGAAAGAAGGTACTCTTACAGTCACTTATTCAGGTGCTGCGAGTCTTTGCGTATGTTCAATAATTTACGACACATCTACCAATGATTACAGATTTAAAATTATTGAAGGCACAAGTGAAGTTTTAAACTATGATCTAGGGCTAGGGTTTGATGAAGCAAGTCCTGTTACAGTAAATACGCTAGCTTCAGCAATTGGGGCTCTGACAGGATTCACTGCAGTAGCGACGGTAGGAACAATGCCCGCTGCTTTTTTAGATTGCACAGTTGAGTACGATTTAAAAGCTTCTGCGCTAGTTTTAAAGACTCGCTATTGGTCACAAGTTAATTCACCTTCTACTGTTTTTCCTGGCAACTCTACTTATAAAAATGATGCAAACTTTGAAAATACTTCAGGCGTACAGCTCTACAATATTCTCTATTTTAGTAATGGATATGACGCAGTTAAGAAGTATGATGGGCAAAACGTCTACAATGCTGGAGTTCCAACTTGCTCAGGAGTCTCACTTGCAAACTCAACGGTAGCGGGTGTTTTAGGAGTAGATAATTACAGTTACAAGGTCACAATTCTTCAAAAAGACGCTCAAGGAAACGAAATTGAAGGTAATTGGATTGAAAGTGCTATAGTAGATTACAATGGAAACCAGATTGATGTCACTGTTAACAATGTTCTGGCGGCTTCTGGGTATAATACAAATTGCGCTGTGGTCAATGGAGTTCAAGCTGGAGTAACGACCATCACTGTGGATAATGGAAGCGGTGCATCTCATACGATTAAAGTCGGAGATACTGCATACTTTTATGATGGAGTTTCTGCTCAATACGTTGAAAGATCTGTAACTGCAGTTGCTTCGACAACCATCACAATCTCAGGGGCTGCGGTTAATGTTGCTGATAATGCAGTAATTTCAAATAATTTGAGGATTAGACTCTACAGAAGTAAGAACTCAGCATCTAGTCCAACTGTTTGGTATGACTTGGTTGAGCTTCCAAACAATTCATTTACAGCTAATCAAACCTATCGAGACAATATTGCAGACACAAGCCTTGGAGCGGTCTACGTAGAGCCTGCAACAGATCGCTCCCCTCCTGAAAAAGGGAGATACATTTCAACCTTTCAAGGATTACTTGTGACTGCAGGTAATCTTGAGAATGTAAATACTGTTTCTTTTTCAGATATTGAAAGTCCTGAGTATTTTCCAGTTCCTGACAATCAAGTGATAGTGAATGACCTTTTAGGTGATCGCATTACAGGAATTAGTCCATCTAATGAATTCTTCATCATGTTTCAAAGCAAAGGAATTCATTCCCTTTCGGGAGACTTTGTTGGCCAATCTTTTAAGGTCGATCAAATCGCTAATGACATTGGATGCGCTGCTCATGCGTCTATTCAAGACGTAAGAGGTGCCTTGATGTTTATGAGCTTGCAAGGGCCTAGATTACTTCAGGGGGGGCAAGTACCAAGAGGGTTAGGGCCTTATGAGCAAAATCCTTTCGTCAGTCGAATTGATCCCATTTTCGATCAACAAGGTGAGTCAGACACGACTAAGATTTTTAAGTTTAAAAGAGCTGTAAGTTTTCACGATCGTATCAGTCAGAGATATCTCCTTTTTATTCCATGTGAGACAAGCACATCAGGCAGTGTTTCTGCGAATAGTAACTCACTAATCTTTGTCTATGATTATCCTCGTGATGCATGGTTAGAGTGGGATTATGTGAATATGGCTGGTGGGATGGTTGAGTATGATTCTAAGTTCTTTTTTTCAGAACGTGATTACTCTGCTTACTCATCCGCTTTAAGGTATAATTTATATAAATTTCACATCACAGAAACAAATTACGACTATGCCAACAACAATTCTGCAATTTCTTGCTATTGGAAAAGTGCGTGGGATTTTTTAGGTGAAGCAAGTATTTTAAAAAGTTTCATTTCAGTAAGTATTTTCTCAACCGGTGCAACAGAGAATGATTTCAGTCTCACCTTTCAAACTGAGGTAAATTGGATTCCTGACATGAAGTCAGAAGTCACAGTGAGTATCGGTGCAAGTGGATATGGAGTTGATCCTTATGGAACAGGTCCATATGGCTCACCAACCGAGCCGACCTATGTGAAAAAGTTGAATAATAATCGAGTGAAATCTATTCGAGCAGTATTCACTAATTCAGAGATGCAAAAAAACATTAACGTCACTGGTTATGAGTTTGAAATTGCTGCACCTTACAAGCCGAGGTTCGTCAAATGAAGTTCTCAGGATTTAAACTTTTTAGATCTGGAGAGACGATTGAGGAAGCTATTCGATATCTATCCGTTGAGCTTGCAAACTCTTTACGAGATCTCACTTCAGGTTTAAATAAATTAAAACTTTTAGATAACTTTGAAGGATTTGAAGCAACATTTTCTTTTTCTGGTAATGACGAGCAATCTTTTAGGCATAATTTAGGAGTGATTCCCACTCAAAGAATTATTGTCAGATCCTCAACTCAGGATATAGTTGATGGGCCTACAGCGTGGTCTAAGGATTATGTTTATTTGAAAAAAAACAGTGCTGGAAGTGGAACAGCCACAGTTATATTTTTGAGGTGATCTATGGGAATTTTTTCAGGGTTACAAGAAGCTTTAAAAGCACAAGAACAAGAAAAAGCAGCAATTCAAGAACGCCAGAGAGAACAATGGAAAGAAGAGTTGCAAGTTTCTCCAATTAAGCTTGAAAGATTAGGTGGGCAAGTTGAGACAGCTCAACGTCAACAACTAGCTCGAGATTTGATGACCCAACAGCAAGCAGCTCAAAGACAACTTGCCGCTCAACAGGCACGTTCTGGAATGAGAGGCGGCGCAGCTGCAGCACAGCAAGCTAGGATTTTACAACAAGTTGAGCAACAGAGACGTGTTGGTGAAGAGCAAGGATTGACTCAGAGAACATTATATAATCTTGAGCAAGCTCAAAAAGAGCAGTTTGCTAATATTGCACAAAACGTAGCTATGAAACAAATTCTTGCATCCTTGACTGGTCAACAACTAGCCGCAGAAGCTGCGAAGGAAGGAGCAAAAGCTCAAGCTCAAGTTGCTTCTCAAGGCGGGGGTGGGTGTTGCGTTGTATTGTGTATTGTCAAAGCGTCTTTAGGTTTAAACCCTGTTGAGGCTAAAGAATTAATTGAGTTAAGTAAAGTTGATATGAATCAGGTTCATTTGAATTATGGTTGCAATATGAAAGTGATGAATGCAATCGACCAACTCAATGAAGCTAGATTTATTCGTGATCATTATATTACGAAAAAAGAACTTCGAGGGTATTACAAATTATCTGAAATGATAGTGCCTCGTTTAGAAAAACAACCCTGGGTCATTAAATTATTTGGAGAAAAAGTAATTTTAAAACCTATCTTAGATATTCCAAACAATACATATCTGAGTCGAGTTTATCGTAAGGTTTGGAATTTTCTCGGTAGCGATCAACCATTTATTCGAAAAAATGGAGAACTTGTATAATGGCTGATTTACGATCAATCGCAATGGGGCTTCCAGAAGATCAACCTTCCTTAACTAAACCTTCGGTTGAGTCTGAACCAACTTCAAATTTACTTGCTCAGGCAATTATAGGATTAGCACCATTACTTGCTGGTGCTGCTTTAGGTGGCGCTCGTGGTGGAGCTATTGGTGGTGAAGCTGGGTTATCTGGATTATCACAACTCACAAAGGCTCAACAGTTAGAGCAAGAGCGCAAAGCTCAAATGAAGAAAGAAGAGCGTGCAGGCGTAGAGACAGCTTTGAGATTGAAATCAGAGGCAAGACTTGCGGCAAGTGAAGAACGCAAGGCAAGTGCTGAGGAAAAACGACTAGCTCTTGCAGAAGCAGCTGAGAGAAGAAATCAGTTTGCAGCTCTTGAGAAATTAGGTCTAGATAAGCAAGAACTTGCATTAAAAGAAAAGCAATTGGAGCAGAAAGCTAAGGAAGAAAAGAAGCTGTCAGCACAAGAGTACGCGTCTGGGACCTACGCTAGACGATTAGAACAAGCTGAAAGTGTTTTTAATTCATTAGAACAACAAGGCTACGACCGAGCAAGTATTGGTCAAGGTTTTAAATCTATGCTTCCTCAGCGATTGCAAGATAATGCTCTGAAGGCTCAAACTCAGGCAGAGAGAAACTTTGTTAATGCTGTTTTAAGGCGTGAGTCTGGAGCTGCGATTTCACAAGCTGAGTTTGCTAATGCTGAGCAGCAATATTTTCCTAGAGCAGGAGATACCCCTGATCAAGCGGCCATTAAAAAAGCAAACAGGATGCAAGTTCTAGCAGGTTTACAAGCTGAGGGTAAAAAAGCTTTGGAGCAGATACCTTTAGTTCCAGTCCCATTACCACGATTAGAAAAAACTGAGATCATTCCATCTGCACAAGCAGCACCAAAGCCTAAAATGATTCAACAAGGCGGGCATGTCTACAAGCTTAATGAAGCAACCGGGGAGTATGAATAATGGCTAAACCAGCATTTGACCCTAAGAAGCCGTTTGAGGTGGTAGAAGAAAAAAAGCCACCCTTTGACCCATCTAAAAGTTTTCAAGTCTTGGATGAACCTGTTGCACCTGGACCAATTGGAGCTGAGAAACTTGAAACAGCGGCACGCTCTGCTTTAGAAGGAGCAACCTTTGGAGTTTCTGAGCCTATCCTTTCAGGAGTCAACGCGACGATTGGTAACTTGATCGATGCTGGGTTTGATGCTGAGAGTCTAAAAGATTTCTTCTCTAAGAGTATTGATACCACACGGCTTCAAAAAGAATTTGCTAAAGATGTTGCAAGACGAAAAGGACTAGAAGCTGAGCTCCCTCAAGTAGCTACAGGAGCTGAAATTGCTGGGGCTTTAATTTCTCCGGTAGGTAGAATTGGAAAAGGCGTTTCTCTTGCTGGAAAAGGAATAGTCGCTGGTGCTGAAAGATTAGTTGCTCCTATTGCAGAGGCTTTACCTATTCAAAAACTTTTACCTGAAGCACTGACCAAAGCAGGTGAAAAAGTTGCCGAATCTACTGCTCAAGCAGTTTTAGGTAGTGAATTAAAAAAAGCCGCTGAGATTCCTACTGGGTTTATGGCACCTGAAGCGGCTTTAAAACCTGAAGAGGTCGCAACTACGACGGCAGCAATCACAGCGGGACTAGAAGCATTACCGCTGGTTGGAAAAGGCTTAAAAGCTGGAGGAGCCAAAGCATTATCTGCCTTTGGTGGGGTACCTGAGAAAACGATTAAAGCGTATTTAAAACGTGAAAAACCTTTGTTGCCAATGACTACCGAGGCTTTAAAAGATAAAGTCGATGAAGCGGTCAATAAGGTACAAGCTGCGTTAGTAGAGCAAAGAAAACAAGCGGCTGATGACGTACTTGTCGCCGTCAAAGCTCTTAAAGATAAAGTGATTAAGGGATCTCAAGAGTCGTACGATATCCTTGAAAAAGCGGGTATTGAGACAGCAAAAAAAGGTGCTGAAAAAGTCATTAAAGCAGATGACATTTTATCTAGTATTGACAAGCAGATTGCAGCACAGCGGCAAAAAACGGGCGATATTTTAATCAATCCTTTACGAGAAAATGTTGCTAACAAACTGACTGATTTACGAGACAGAATCTCTAGTTTAAAAGATCAAATTGGAGAAAACTTTGATTTACCTACTGCGAAGCAAGTGATTCAAGGATTAGATGAGATTACCGAGTTTTCTCAAGCAGAAGGAACTTTTAGTAGCAGATTAGACAATGCATTAAAAACGATTCGAAGCGGTTTGAATTCAGAGCTAAGAAAACTGTCTCCTGAGTATGCAAAAAAGATGGATAAAGTAGCGCAGGATGCTAGGCTTCTTGAAACTGCTTCAAATATGTTTGGCACAGAAAAAGGCGCGTTAAGTGCAATTCAAACTCTAGCGGTAGGAAAAAATCCATCTGTTAATGCTTTGGCTCTTAACCTTGAAAAAGCAACAGGAGTAAGTATCTCAAAAGGCATTAATGCAATTAAGCGCACTATGCCAGTTGAACGACTAGATCCAAAAACTACTCAAGCTTTTTTAAAAGGGGTGATGGGCGGAAGAAGCATTGAAGGCCGAAGAACTTTAGGGCTTCTTTCACAACTTGCTGATGATGATTTAGTAAAGCTTGCAGATGATGCGGCCATGTCAGCTGATTTTGAAAAATTGACCATGAATGGTTCCCGAGATGTTAATTTTTGGAAAGAGATGCTCGGGGGGGCTACCGCTGGGGGTGCTCTTGCTGGAACTGCCTTAGGTGGTACGGGTGGGGCAATGGTTGGAGCCGGTGTTGGATATTTAGTGAAAACATTTGGGGCTCCAACGACTAAAAAAATATTAGACGGAGTTCTTTCTATTCAAGGAATGCCTTCAGTTCAAAAATTGAATCAAGCATTGGGAGATATTGACGCTAAAACGAGGCAGAACTTAGTTGATGGGTTTATTCGCGCAAATGTTGTCGGGATGGAGAAAGATGAGCCTCTAAAAACTAGAGTAGAAATTCAGGCAATTCCTCAAGTTTTAGATGATTTAAAAAATTCCAAATTGGATTCAGTTACGAAAGCAAGAGCACTGACAGATCTTCAAAAAAATGGACAAGTCGATACAGTAATTTTGAAAAAATACATGGTAGGAGATCAACCTCAATCAAAGCCTATTGTCCCAGCCACAAGTAAATCTGAATTTTTAAAAGAAGATCGCCCAGATATGCTAAAGGTTTTAGATCGGATTAAAAAATGAGGTGCAATGAAAAAGGAATTGCGATCATTAAGAAGTATGAGGGTTTGAAATTAGAGCCTTATCTCTGCCCAGCGGGAATCCCTACTGTTGGATATGGATCTGTAAAAGCTGGAAAGCTGGGTAGAAATATCACTGAGGCAGAAGCTGAACAGTTTTTAAAAGAAGACATTGAGATGTGTGAGAGAGGAATGAAGTCACTGATTTTAAATCAAGTGACTGACAATCAATGGTCAGCGTTAGTGTGCTTAGTCTTCAACATTGGACTAGGCAATTTTGCTTCATCTACTCTTTTAAAGCATTTGAACAAGAATGAACGAGCACAAGCAGCTGAGCAGTTTCAACGATGGGTATTCTCAAAGGGAAAAGTTTTGCCTGGTTTAGAAAAAAGAAGGGAAGCAGAAAAACAACTCTTCCTTTCTATTTAATAACGATGTAATTTAACGATCGGGGGTTAGAATATGTTAGAAAAAATCAGTGTACATCTACCAGTAATCCTAGCAGTTTTATTAGCAATCTCAGAGAGTCTAGCTTTAAATCCTAATCTAAAAAGTAATGGCATTTTAGATCTTGTCATTAAAGTACTAAAAACTTTGAAAGAACAGAAATGACTTGGTTGAAAGTATTACCAGAACTTTTATTAAGCTTAATCTCTGCGATCAAGCAGTTGTTTAAGTTAAGCAAAACTGTACAGCGAAAAGACCCTGAACAGCTTGTTGCCGATAATCAAGAAGCAATTGAACAGGTGAAAAATGCTAAGACTAAAGAAGAGAAGCGCGCTGCAGCTCGCGCTGTGGCTAAGCGTATTAATAAGCTTTAATGCATGCTCTAAAGTGAGTGTGACTGTTTGCATTTTAGATAGTGAAAACTCATCTTTAGAATGTGTGCATCCAGATGGAAAAGAAGAAACATTGCCATTAGAAAAAGCTAATAACTATGTTTGCATGAGTCCTGACGATACTCAAAAACTTTTAAATCAAGCACACTTGAAATGCTCTAAATAATGAAGTATTGAAGCTTTATAACCTGATGTAAAAACGCTAAGCCTGAGAATTTTCGTTCTCGGGCTTTTTCTTTTTAGGTCTTCCTCCAAGTTTGCCATTTATAGCTGAGGACTTAGCTTTCCGAGCAGACTTAACCGCCCCCCCAAGTTTACCCAAAACTCGCGCAGCTTCTGAAATAGTCATCTTAAGTTTCTTCATAAATGAGATTTAAGCTTCAATTTGATCTTTAGCAAGTAAAAACCTAAACTGATGGGTTCAAATAAAAACTAATGAAATCTAAGCGCTATACATGTATACGATTTTCATGAATATTGAAGCATTCGAAAGATTAGCGAATTATTTCATCTTAGCATTACTCATGATTGTTATAGTCGCAGGTTTTTTTAAAATTAATGAAGATCATACTAACATCTTAATACAGCTTGAGCGTATTGAGCATTCTCTAGAGTTTATGGGAGAAGATTATGCCGGTTGTACGTCGAAGCCTTAAGTCTAAATTGAAACATCCGAGTGAAAAAGAGATAGAGAACTCTATCATTGATACTTTAAATATTTTGCCTCATTGCAAAGTTTGGAAAAATCAGAGTGCAGGAATATTTGATCCTCAAAAAAAAGTGTTTCGTAAACTCACTAAATATCAAATTAGGGGTGTCTCTGATATTTTGGGAATCTATCGAGGCAAGATGCTTTGTTTAGAAGTGAAGTCAAAAACAGGAAAGTTAACAGATGAGCAAAAAAACTTCCTTTTCGATATGGAACTTTTAGGCGCAATCACTGGGTGTGTGAGATCTGTCAGTGATGCTTTAGATCTCTTGTCAAAGATTGATAATTCGTGTAAATAATCATTTCTCACACGTTATAGAAGTCACGTGTGGGATTAAATATCAAGAAAAGCAAAAGGATGCATGAGAGAGAAGTTTTATTTTTTAGAACTTCTCTTTTTTTCTTTTTCCCACTGCTCGTTAGACCATTCGGCAAGAGCAACGAGATCTAAATATTGCCAAGTCGTGATTTTTCCGCACGCACATATTATGCATAGTCCATAGTCGTTAAACTTGCTCTTTTTACAAATTCCGCAGAAGACTTTAAGCTTTCTTTTTCTTTTGAGCATAAGACTTGCCAGCTTTACTCAGCGCAATCGCTATTGCTTGTTTTTGAGGATAACCCTCCTTGGAGAGCTGGCTGATGTTTTTTGAGATAGTTTTTTGAGATGATCCTTTTTTTAGCGGCATAATGCCACAAAAAATACATCAATATGGTGAGAGTTCAAGAAGTTTTGGAAGCCGGAACTTGTCTTAACTATGGTTTGGATTTTTTTTATAAAACAAGTTCCGGTGTGAGAATATGATTGATTGCTTACTTACCGACGTTATTTGAAACGTCAATGACCTTGTACACTATTATTTTGAACGATCAAGCTCAATCATCGCAGAATTTAAATCAGCGTGTTTTTCTACAATCTGAAATGCTTTCTCGACTTCTTCAAAATTTAAGTCCTTACCCGCTTTTCCGAATTGACACTGGCAGAGTCCCATTAAGTCTTCTTTGGTCCATTTTTTTGACATGAAATTTAATCGGTCTAATCTTTTGGCAATATTTAGATCTCGTTGCTCTAATTTTTTTAAATCAATTGGGGGGGCTTTTACTTCAGAGGGTTGTTTAGTTTTAACTTCCCGCCCTTGAGCGGCTTCTCCATCATCCTCTATTGCCTCATCGCTGGCTACAAGGCAAAGTAGCGAGGTAATTGAATACCTTCTAAAGTAAGTCAGTGCGCTACCGTAGCCCTGGGCGTCTTTGCGTTGAGAGATGACCAACACTTTACAGTTCATCTCTTCACCTGAGATGTGATGAAGAGTGGTTGTCAGGTACATTCTCTCTTGTTCATCCATTGAAATGACTTGAGTTAGAGCTAATCCATTGGATGCGAGAGGCTCACGAATTGACCTCATGATGCTATCAAGATCTGCATATCTAGATTTGAAATGGGGATTAACTGCGTTTTTTTCTGCCGGTTGAATAACTGATTGGGCCTTTACTAAAGCTTGAATTAGATTTTTCATATGCGTCAATTATAGCTTAAAATGGCTCATTTTAAACAAAAAAAGGAAGAGGTAACTGAATACCCCTTCCTTTCTAGAGTTTGATAGCGGATGTTTTTACGCGCCCGCTTGTTTAGCTTGATCTTGTATACCAGCCTTCACATAAACGCTAGCATCTTTCGCTTTCACGTTTTGTGCTTGCTTATCTAGTTTAGAGTTTCTAGATCCGCCAAGGCTTGGGGACATGTTTGGTTTTTCACTGACTGATTTTACTTTCACATTTTTTTCGTAGTCCATTGAGAGATCTCCTTATGGACTATTTATCAAGCTTAAAAAGGGATGTCATCATTTGAAGTAAAGCCTAAGGGTCCAGACATGAATTCACTCATAGTGTGAGCTTGCTCAGACTTCTTGCGCTCACCGATCAGCTCTATCTCTTTGACTTCAAGAGAGACGCCTGACTGAGGAGTTTGGTCTGTGCCGATGTAGGCTGAAAAAGTCGGCTTGCCATCAACGTACACCTTGGTTCCTTTGACTAGATATTGATGAAGTGCCGAAGCGAGATTACCAAAAAGCAGGCAGTTTACCCATGTGGTCTTATCTTGCTTTTTCGTCTCAGTAACTGCGACACTAAACTTGCAGTAAGTTTTTCCGTTTTGGCTTTGCTTTAACTCAGCATCTTTACCGATATGGCCTGTCAGACATAATTTAATCATTTTAAAATTCCTATTTTTAGTGCCACCGCATCAAAGGATCCATTTGATTCATGTCCCATTCTTGATCGGCTTCTCGCTGGAGATAATCACGTACATCTCCTGAATGGCCACTTCCATGGCAGACCATGCAGTCTGGTTTTTGCTCTATG